AATATCACGGTCTAAATTGAACGCTGCAATGATTGTGGCAAAATCATCTTCTATTTCTTCAAACAACATAAGGTCACGAACAGGATAACTCATCGGTTGCCATTGCATTGATGCAGTCGTAATCTTCACCTTTGAACGGTCGCCATAAATATCAGTATCCTGTCTAAATTGTTGTTCAATCTTTAATCGTTCCAGTTCGCTTAATGGTATCACTCCACTTCCATCCCCTCCTCCATTTGCACTTAACATTCCAATCATTCCTTTATCGTGAATCAAAATGTTTCTTGTTTGTAATGCTCCGATGATGTTTGAAATAGGTTTATTGAGCGGCGGTATTTTACTTTGACCGATTAAATTAGTCCCTACATTTTGAGCATTATAAATCACTTCATCAACCGTCCAATTAGTTTTAAATCCTGTTCCCTGCAATTGATACCCTGCAATAATATCTTGAATCTTTGTTTGCATATAAAGTTTCCCTGTTGGTATAACCTGCATCATCATATTAGGTAAAAGATAAAGTGCATTCGGGTCCTGATTCTTTGTTGCTCTCAAAGCATAAATCAATTCAGTTGCATAAATATCACACGCAATAGAATATTGTTTTAAAAACTCATTACAGTTTTGTAATGGGTTTGGATTGTTCAGTAACTTTAATACTGGGTCATTCGGATATTCTTTTTCATCATCTGTCACACTCACACATTTCCACCGGCCATTACTGAATAGCTCTGCCTTACGATTTATAACTACATTCAAATGAGGACATTCATTATAAGGTTTCAGGTTATCATCAAAATTTATCCATCGTGGAGTTGATGAATTGAAAATAATATTCTGATAATATGAGTTAGGATTGTTGGTTGGAAACCTCCAAAGATTTGAGAAAAATTGTCCTATCGGATAAAAAATTGGGTCACTCATTAAGACAAAAGTAATTTAATTCAACAAATTTAATAAAGAAGCTAATCCACGACTTACCCAATCACTCCAATGTTGTTCACAAATGTACTGCTTACATAACGAACAATAAGCAACTTGCTTCTTTGAGTTATCATCATTCATCAATTCACAAACCTTACATCGTGAGTTCACATTAAAGCGAACCTTACCCGAGCATGGAGAACCTTTTTTACAAGCCATTGAATAAATGAGGTAAGAATGATTGAATCATTTTACTAAGTCCGCTAACTCCATCCGGTGCATCATCATGTTTACTACTTCCATCCTTCATGTAACTTAAAAGCTCACGCATAAATTTATCGTAGTCACTACCTTTTTCATAATCATTTCTAAAACAAAAGTATTCTTTTATAAATCCATATTCTAATAATATTCTTGTATGTTTATTGGCTGAGTTAGTAACCGGTAAAACTTTTTCAGGAGAAATATGCCTGCGCAGTTCACGAATAAATCCACCTCCCTGATTATTACTCTCTACTCTTGTATAAGTTGCTTTTGTTTTTTCAATCATGGCAATACATAATGGAGCTGTATAATCAATTGACTGTTGTGAAAAAATAATATCAGTTATAAATACTTTCTTCTTAAATATTTTTCCAATTACAAAACAAAGCGAATCATCTCCCTGATCTGCTACATCAATATAACCCATTACAGCCTCCATTCCATCTTCTTTAAAATCTTTTAGCTCAAAGTATTTCAGTTCGTCACGACTAAATAAAACACCTTCTAATTTTAAATCCCAATTACCTTTTACAAATACCTCATACTCATAAGGTGGCATATTTTTTACAAGTGATTCTAAATATTCTTTTGGTATGTATGGATTATCTGTAATGAGTGCCGGAACATAACACCATCCATCAGGCAACTTGTTATCCCTCCATTTGTCATAAAATAATTCTTTTACCCAACTATGCGATGGATTGCAAGTTCCTATAATTCTTATTGGAACATTGCCGCCGCCGGTCCAACTACCTGACCGCTCAATTATTTTATAAAAAGTCTTTTCCTGTATTTCATTTATTTCATCAATACCGGCTCCATTAATTTCAAGTCCTCTGAATCGGTTTAATTCTTTGTCAGTATCATAACTCTCTGCCATGAATATAAGTTGTGAACCATTTGTAAATGTTACAACCTGAGTTTGCTGATTCCAGTCTTTTACATATTGGCCTAATCCTAAATTGAGAATTGAGTTGAAAGTTGGAAATAGATTTAGTTTTATTCGTGGCATTGATTCACGAATAATAAGCCAACGGCTTTTATCGTATTGAAAGCAGTAGGATAAAATAGTAAGTAATAAAAAAAATGATTTTCCACTTCTTATTCCACCTCCATAAACTAAAATCTGATTCTCATCAAGAAGTCTTTTCGCTTCCCTCTGCTTTGGTGTTGGTCGTATTACTATCTGATCCTGATTCATCGCTCCAATCTAAAACTACCGGCTTACTGAATGATATATTTGTATCAGTAGTATTTCTTGCAAGTTTAGGTTTAAAATATTCAAGTATCTGTAAATAGGAACTGATAAATTTATCCTCAGGTAATTTTGCAAGTATCTCATTAAATCGTTCTGTATGTGTTGTTGCAATAGATTCAGCAAGTGCTTCCCATTGCTTTGTTTTTTGCCCTATCGATCCCTCTTTTCGACCTCCTAAACTATTTCCTTTCTCAAAAGGCATTGTGATTAATTATGTTTATTTATCACAAACTTACAATTTTACAAATCAAAAACATAATCACTCACAACCTTCATAAATTCATCCAAACTTTTGCAGATTGAATACTTATAATTGAACTGTTCAACTTTCTTTTGAAACTCCTTTTGCTCCATCGATTGTTTTCCTATTTTAGTTTTCAACTCAATTAGAAGCCCATGCTTCGTTTTATTTGGTCGCAGGATAATTATATCAGCTACTCCACTAATAACCCCTTCACGCTTAAATCTGACTGCTTCACGAACATTTCTTTTACCTCCGTTGGGGACATGAAAGAAAACAATATTTGAATGTTGATACTGCATCCATTTTATACATTGCTGTTGAAGGTGGCTTTCAGATTGCTTAATTGGTGGGTTTGTCATTACATTACTTTTAATTCATTGCGCTTAAAGATAGCTAATATTTCATTCTCTATCTGTTCAGTAAGTCCGATTTCAACTAAGTCTTTTGCCATCTTAGTCAGTTCGTAAAATGCAGTTCCTTTTGTTTTAGTGTCAGTATCAATAATGTTAAACTCTTTAAAGATTTCTTTAGATGGAACTTTGTAAGACTGAAGTAGGCGGATTAAAACTCTTTTTATTCTTAAAGTTTCGCTGTCATAGATTGTCGATTTGGCGACTTCAGAACCTAAGATAGTCCTTCCATTTCTTTGAGTGACTAACATGAGGGCTTCGTAAATTGTCCGCCGGCGGTCGGTGTGGTTTAAGTGTGTCATGGTTTATTTGTTTGAGTTGTTTGAGTTTAAAAATTCGTTCCATTCTGACAATGCTTCATCCTCAGTAATCTCTTTAAAAGTTAATCTCGTCCTGATTGATTCATACTTTTCACGATTAACACTTTGAAAGGTCTTAGCTTCATCCACCTGCTGATTAATTTTTTCAATCTTTAATCTTTTCTTTTCTTCTGCTTTGTCAATTATAGTTTGAAGCACATCTTTTACTTTGTCGTGGACCGGCTGATTAATGGTCTCAAATTTTCTGTTGTGTTTTATCATTTCAATTTGCTCACTTCTTTCATTCTCATATTCCATTGCTGAATTAATTAATTCAGATGGAGTAATTTTATGACCGCTCACATCAGGTTTATTTAGTTTAATGAAATTTATAAATGCCTGAATATCTACCGGATTCCATGTGTAGTAATTTGTTTTAATCAGTTCAACAAACTCATGTGATACTGCGCCGCTGTTAGTTCCTGGATGATATATTTCAATGTAATCAGTTAGCACTTCATAAAAGTTTGCAGCAACTTCAAGCATTAAATTACTATCTTTTTTAATCGTTTGAAGTATTGGCATTTTTGAATTTACAGCATCTGAAATTTTAATTTCAAATCGCTCACTTGTTTTAAGCTTGATTATCTGAATCCATGTTTTCAAATCGCTTCCTTTCGATAAATTCTTTAAGGAATGGATTGTCTGACCTGAATCCTGTTGCATTTTTGAAAGTTGATTGTTTGTTTCCATTGTTTTGTTTTTTGTATTCGAGCCATCTCGGGCACCAGTTTAAAAAATGTTTTTTAAAATCATTGTAGGTTTCCCAATTTCCAACGGTTTGATTTTTTGCAAAGAAATTTTCAACCGCCGGAACAAAATCTGTAATTTCTACAAAAGCAAGTTGGCAAAAGTTTTCAGCAAGCGTTTGTTCTAAAAGTATTTTTTCAAACCAATTGAAAATTTTATCTTTCTTTTCTATTTCTGTTTCGGATTCGTTTCTATTTCTTTTCTTTTCAGCCGTCACTTGTCCGTCATTGTCCGTCACTTGTCCGTCACTTGTCGGATATTTATGTTTCGGACGGCGCAAAACCTGTTTAAAGTCCAAAATTTGCAGATAAAGTTTTTTTTCAACCAAATAAGTTACAAGTAATTCCTGTTGTTTGCACTCAGTTAGCCAGTCACCTATATCATTAATTGAATATGTCTTTAAAGGGAACAATGAAGCAAGTAAAAGTTTCGGATTGGCATAATAACAACCGTAATCATCGACCGTCATTATCAATCTTGTAAAGAATATTTCAGCTCCTTCAGTAAGGTTATTAACCTTTTCAGAATGTGTCCAATTTCTTATTACTCTATTTGCCATAACAAAAAAACCCCATCATCAGGAATCGTGGAAAGGTGATGCAACTCACCAAATGCGAAGCCCAAATCAGGGGTGTATGTTTAATAAAGTTATTGGAAAATTTCATGTTGCATTTTTTTATTTCCGCCTCAATAATAACATTTTAATTTCTTATTTCAAAAGTCTTTTTTGTGAACAATAAAAACCGACACATCAGCAAGCCGTTCAGGTCGCTACAACCATATAAACTTACTGAGTGCCGGTGGTTCATTTTGTAGCGAATGATTTAAAATAATGTTTGAACTTCTTTATTATGAAATCGCAATGCAGCTTCTTTACAGTTCGCTATTGCCTGTTTATAGTAGCTATCCTTCAACTCAATTCCTATCGCTTTTCGACCTAATGAAACAGGACTGAATACCTCACTACCTACGCCCATGAATGGAGTTAAAACTAATTCGCCCGGATTAGAATATAGCTCCACTATACGGTCAATAACATCTAACTGTAATGGGTGCACATGCTTTTCATCATCTTCTTCTTTCGTGTCTTTAAATGGTAGTACATTATCAATTCTAATATCATCCCAAACACTACTTGCATATCGCTGCCAAATTAAATGACTCATTTTATTTTCGCGTGGATCACCGGAAAAGTTTTTCCACTTCTTTTTAAAGTCGGAATAATTTCCGTAAGTTTTAATGTGCGCAGGCAGAAAAGGAGTTTCACCAAAGTATTCAGTCAATCCAAACTCATGTGTAACAGGTGTAACACTATCACCAGTCTTTGTAAATATCAAAACATAATCAGGCATTGCAGTAAAACATCGGGTAGTATCTTCAACTATGAATTTGTGCATTAAACTTTGCACCATTGTTCTCATTCTTACTTTCAACGGCTCTTTCCAAATTGTTATTCTGTTACGATAATGAAAACCGTGTTTCTCATGTATTCTAATTATCTCATTTGGAAAATCCCAAAGAAAACTTTTATTGTCAAACACATCAGTACAATGAACCGCGTTTATTCTTCCGGACATTGTTACACGCGAAAGTTCAGCAACTAAAAATTCATATTGTTCTAAAAATTGTTCTTTGCTTTCACAATTACTAAAATCATTTTCATGTGAACTGTAATTATACAGCCCTGCAAACGGAGGCGAGTAAACGCTGAGGTGAACACTATTGTCCGGTAGCGTTGGAAGTACATACATACAATCGGAATTGTAAAGTGCGTAGTTCTCGGTAATGAGTTGTTCTTTAATCATAAGAATTTTGGTAGTTGAATTTGTTTGTTAAATTGTTTGGTGTCTATTTTAAAATCTGAATTTGTTTGCTGAGTTATATTTTCAAACATGCGAATCGCTTTTTCTTTTTTCACAATTAAACTTTGCATGATTCGTGTTTGACCGTCTGATAAAATCAAATCAACAAACACATTTCTTTTTTGCCCGAACCTCCAAAATCTTCTTATTGCCTGATAATATTGTTCGTAAGAAAATGTTGGAAAATATGTTGTGTGATTACAGTGTTGCCAGTTCAAACCAAAAGCAGTTATTGAAGTTTTAGTAATCAGTTTTTTTATTTCACCTTTTGAAAATGCAATTAGTATTTCTTCTTTTTCATCAATGTTCATTTTACCTTTTACCTCCTTCGCTGATTTATCTAATTGTGATATCAATGCAGCTTCATCATTGAGGTTTACCCAATAAACTGACACATCATGTTCACTTGCTTTTTGAAAAGCCATTGCGCACCGCTCATGTATTGTTGCCCTTACCTCTGCTTTTATTTCAAAAAAGTTTTGTGCAGGGAAGTTGAACATTTGCGCCTGACCATTTATTGCAAGTGGGGTTTTATTTTTTACGATAGTTTCGGTTTCTAAAAGTTCCGGTAAAATATGTAGTGAATCATCAAAACCTAAATCAGAAGGTTTGCGCATTGAAATACTCCATGATGAAATCCACCGCCAAAAATCTTTTTCTGCATGTGGTTTTAAATACCATTCACACCCGGCATGTCTGATATCAATTGAGTTACCGTTATTCTTAAAAAACTTTGTGAGCATATCAGTATAACCTAAATAACCAAGTGCCTCAGATGAAGTTCCTAATTCAATAAAATCATTCGGAGATGGAGTTGCTGTAAATAGAAATCTATATTTTACTTTCTTTAAAAATGTAGTGACTGCTTCTTTTGTTGCTCCTTCAAAGTTTTTTAGAATAGAACTTTCATCGAGTATCACACAATCAAAATCAGTTGAATTAAAATGTTCTAACCTCTCATAATTACACACTATTATTTTTTTTGTGTACTTACCATTCTTTGAATATTCAATATCATCAATTCCAAACTTATCAGCTTCTTTTATAAACTGAAATGCAACTGCCAAAGGACAAATAATTAAAACAGGTTTATTCGTTTCCTGAATATAATTTTTTGCTATCGTTAATTCAATAATTGTTTTACCTAATCCAGTATCAAGGAATACAGCTCCACGACCTTTTTTGATTGCGTAGTTTGTTACATGCTTTTGAAAATCAAACATGGATTCGGGAATGAAATTCGTTTCAATCCCGTAGTTATTAATAGAATGTTTTTTACTTTCTAAGAAGTCATTGTAATTCATAAGTAGCGTTTGAACTGGTGTAAATATAATTTAATTTTTGATTATGCAATTTTTATTTTAAAATCTTTTCTACTAATCTCAAAGTATCTGTTCACTTTATTAATCGTTTCAGGTGTTGCCCATCCTTTAAATGCAAGTGTTATTTCACTTGCGATTAAATCCTGCGTTCGTGCTATTCTGATTTTGTCGCCAGGTGTTAAGTGTTCATTCCATATTGTTAATACATTCGCAGGGACCGGAATGTATTTTTCGTTCACTCTGTTTCTTTTAGGTTCTATTCCGAATAGTGACCGCTGCCCTCCTATCTTGTAATTTCTTTTTTTATGGTGCACAATAATTATTAAAGAGTGAAAAATATAAAGCTGCTGCAACTGCTCCGCACATCACACCAGCGATCAAAAAACCCACAACTATCATCGTGAACTGAATCTCTTTTAATATCGTGATTAGTAGTTTCATTTTTTACGATAAACTTTATTAGGTCGCCCTGATGAACTTAATCTTTTATCGTCCGTAAGTATTAAATATCCGCCGTTAAATAAATCAGTGCATGACCTGCGAACGCTACTTTCTTTATGTTTGTAACCCATTGAACCAACAATCTCAAACACTTCATAAGCTGTTAATCCGTTTGGATGATTGGTGAAAATCTTTTTTATATCTTCATCAACTCCATCATTATGTTTCCTTGCTAATGCAAGTTCCGGTTGCTTTTCGTTGGTGGTATTGTAGTACATAATTAAAATGGTAAGTATTCGTGAACAATTTTGTTTCTGAAATCTATTCCTGATGCGATTCTTGTTGCATTGTAAGGTTTTAGTTTGATTATCAGTTGATTTAGTTACAGGTAGTTGCCTTAATCCAATTGTTATAAGCAATTATTTTATTCATTTTTTTTTCCTCCCTCTAAATGATTTAATGATTAAATGAAAGCATTTGTTGAGCAGTATGTATTTGTATTCGTTTCATTGCATTTTCGTAATATTCAGCATCAATTTCACAAGCGGTTAATTCGCATCCCATATCATAACAGGCAATCGCAATACTTCCGCTTCCTAAATGTGTGTCTAATATCTTTTGTCCTTTCTCTGCGTAATTGTGTAACAAGTGCCTATATAATTCAACTGGCTTTTGTGTCGGGTGTATGCTCCCACCTTTTTGAGCAATCAATCCCCTGTTTAAGTTTATCATTCGGGTTGCAACTTGAAAGCTACTGTAAGCAAGTTCGCCATCACTCATTGTCAATCCCTCTTGTCCTTTATACCAAAATATCCAACCCATTGTGCCTTTAGTCAAATGTTCTACAAAGTAATTTGCTCCCCATATAATTTGGTTCTTGCTCACTCTTTCCAATTCTCTAAAGTATTCGGCAGTCGGTATTTCGTTATCCCAATCTTTCTGCTTATGTGCTTTGCGTTTATGCTTCGGGTCTTTAGTAAATGTTTCAACTTGTCCGCCTCTGTTAATTCCATACGGTGGGTCAACAATCGCCAAATCAAAGTATTTGTCCTTACAGGTTGCCATGTATTCCATGCAGTCAATGTTCAGTAGTTCAATCATCAAAAAGTATTTTTAAAACAAATTTTTCTTTTTCTTTTTTTTCCCACCGCACAGTTAAGAAAGTTATTGAGCATCTAAATTGTAATTGTTCTTTATCGTTCCTTTTGGCACTTCAATAATGTATGTTTTATCAAAGCAATCCATATCCAAAGCAAATTTGTTTATGAAAGCATCCGTAGGATAATTTTCTGTAATATTCACTTTGGGTTTGCCATCTGAATATTTTATCTGAACCAAATTGTAATCCAGTTGCATCATTCTATAAAGTCCGTTTTCTTCATAATAAAAAACATACTTCATTTTACCTTCAATTTGTCCGCAACCCAAAAAGAAATTTCCGCTTACACTATTATTATCTTGTAGCGTTTCAATGTTCAATGAGTAGTGTTTGTCATAGGTGTCCATCGGTAACATTATTGCCACAATTAACCCAAGTCCTGCACCAATTACAATTCCAAAAAATGATGAAAATATGTAATCAATAAAATCATTCATCCATCCGTTGTAAGTTTGGAAGATGGCTATTCCAATTCCGATTAGCATTGCAATTAGTAGTGTTATCATTTTATTTCTTCTTTTTTTTTCTCCCCTGCCAACGCTTCAAGCAAACTTTCTACATAGTTCTTAAAGTTCGTTCCGTTTTCTATTGCCATAATGGAAAGGGCTTTTATTGTTGCCTCAGTCAAGTGAATGTTCTTTGGTTTTCTGTCCATGTTCAAAATATTTAGTTCGTTAGTTGTATCAATTATTTCAAGTAGCGTTTTCATTTCTTTTTGTAAATTGAAAAGTAAGTTAAGAACGCATCAAATGTTACTTCCTTGTATTCGTCATCCATCAAAACTAATTTACCCGTTGTTGAATGGTAGGTTGCAGTTTGAAATAAATCATATCTTACAGTTTGGTCATATACTTTCAAGTGTTCTTGCTCATATTGAAATTCAATTCTGTTTGATAATAATATTTTTGCTATTGCTTCAATCGTTTGCTTTTTTGAGTTTTTCATTTTCCTGTGTTTAAAGATTTCAAAATTGCCTTTGCCATTTTATTTATGTCGGAGTAAAAAGTGTATTTATCATTTGCATATTTCAACATCACTCCATCGGCTCTTTTTACATACTGATAATCCGACAAATCATTCTGATAAGTTCCACCATTATTCAGGTGGCTAATTATTTCTTGTATCTGTTTGTTTTGTTTCATGAAGCAATTATACACCATATACTTCCAATACACCAAATATATTTGCAACTATTTTCAAATACTTCATAACTACTTGATAATCAAAGGGATTATTTTTAGTTGATAAGGTAATGGACCAAGACTTATCTACCCTGCTTTTAATTGAGGTTACTTGCGCAGCTATCTGAATCATATTTCTTCGTTTGGGATAAAGTCCTTTTCAATGTCCTCTTCTTCATCCTGTGGATCACAATGTTCTTTGCAAGCTGAACAAATATCGGTGTCCTCATATATTCTTGCGCCGCAGCAATTGGAGTAAATAAATTTTGGTTCGAGTATCATGATTCTAAATTTTGTTGAAAGTTTAAATCTTCTGAAAGTTCAAAGCGTTCATTGCCTTTGAATCTTATTGTCTTAACAGG